CTTAAAATAGGTCTTCACTGGTCGAATGTATAAATATTTGTCGATCGTCTATACGAGATGAAAATACAGCTTAGGATAAATCATACCTGGGTTAGATCAAAACTTCCGTATAGGGCCTTTAAATGAATTCTACGGCTATTCCTGCATCGAATACATTCCTTAGTTTGTAGCGCGGAAGTAAGCGCGGGCCGAGGTCGTCAGACCGAGTCGTTAATACTCTCTGTTAGTCGATATCAAGATGTCAATTAAAGCCTCTCTAAGACCAGCTACTATGTCTCTGGAGTATTTATATCTTAAACACAGTAGACGGCCCTTAGAGCGTGAATAACGAAGTTGTATGACTATTGTAGCGATGTAGGTATATGTGTAAGGGCGGCTTATTGTCTTTAGCATAATGACTTAATTCATTTAAATCGCCTCTGAGAGAAGTTTTAGCTGTTGAGGATAGATTATACCTGGTCCATATTAAAACGCTGCCAGAGGGGCTATAATTGATAAATTTAGCTATCGCTGGCTAAGACATATATCTGACTTTAATGACTTTAAAACGTTGAAACTGAAGAGATGCTTCAATGCTGTTAATGATGGCACATATGATAAGAATTTGAGAGGGCGCCGCTATTGGAGCTAGGTATGTTTCTTTATATAGAACATCTGTTTGGTGTATATGATCAAAAAGCGGCCACTGGTCCATATAACGTATTGTGTTCGGGCCCCCATTAACGATATACAGGCTGCCGGGGCCTTTATTCTGATGCAGCATAAGACACCTGGCCTTTGACAATATGCCACAGAAACAGAAATGGCCGCCTTTGTCCATCTAATGTATATTCTCCATTATTATCAGCAATGACAAGAGACTATATCCTATGACAAATATAAATCAAGCTCCAGTAGTAGTCTTTGGCCACAGAATACCATACAATAGTCGATTTCAGTTAAATAGAAGGGCCACTACCTGTCAAGGCTGATAAGGAACAATAGATGATATTCCGCAACCTAATACCGTTAAGAGCGCCGGCGATCTCTTCTCAATCATATACCTCTCATTAATAGCCTCTAAAGACATTTAAACAACCTTAATCAAAGACATCTCTTAAACACATCTCTTCAGCCAGCTACATCTCCAACAATAAACATCTTTAACAGCAATACCATTTTAAAGTCCTAACAGCCGCCCACAATACGACATTTACAGCTCTTAATAGTATCTTCCCGCGTTTTCCCTCGATGCACATAATATACTTAATATCAACAGTATATATATTTTATGTAGTAAGCTGTATTAATACCTAAAAGTCATGACAATAAATATTAGATATCTAAATACTTTTTTTGTGTAAAAACATATAACATATATACATACCAGCAGTTATTACTTTTAATATACCAAAATTATATACACAGTATCATCATAAAGGGCATTCTTTGACAGGTAATATTATATTGACAGTGAAAATATTCCGTTATTTAAACTCATGCAGAATAGTATTAACCATAGTTTAGATATCAACATTGAGAAGAGGTCGCTACGCTCCCCGTAATGAAACTACCTTGCTCACTACGTTCGCATCGTTAGTTTCATTCTTATTCAATAAGGATATTTTTACTGCTAAAAATTTTTTTTGATAAATAACATTAATCTGATTCTTCAGTGAGTAATATATGAGTGTGAAGGAACAGCACTTACGAATAATCGATTCGTTCGCTAGCGCTCACTTCATGATTATTCTCCAGTGATTAGTCGCCATACAGCGTTATAATGCATCTGGACATTTTCCATAACAAGTTTAATTAATTTGGTTAACGACTTGATGGCGACTAATTGATTTGATATAATGTATTTAGAACAATGACGTTAAATAGAGTAAGTATAAAATTATTTCTTACTTAAAAATATTCTTCCTACTCTCCTATTCCTATATAGAGATACCACTTTTTATAGATAGCGATTTTCAAAAAAGTCTCTGTTTATAAAAGAAAATTAAAAATCAGCACTTAAAATTCTTCCCGCATACTGGGAAAAATTAAAGCTCTACTCCCAGATACCGGGAGAAAATTTTAACTAGAAAGGACATCTTAATTATGGCAAAAACAGTAGTAGTTAAGCAAAGAGATCGCTTTATAGCTGATCGAAAAAGATTTTTCACAGCTGACTGCAACTACATAAAAATTTCTAAAAAAGACATCTTAAAAAAGTTTGGCTTAATGAGTTTAGCAACTCGTAGAATGAATAATTCTAAATACACGGAATATCTAATGTATTTAGCACAATTTCTCAACGAAGAAAATAAACTTGTCGCTATGGATTGCAGTAAAAAATATAAACTACAAAAAGAAGATATTATAGAACGTTTAACGGAAGGTTTTAATATTTCTGAAAAAACAGTTGAAAATTTTTTATCGGCCGCTAAAAAAGAAAATCTTTTAATTCGTGAAAAATGTGACCGTTTAACAGAATATGTATATATTATGAATCCGATAGCGTTTAATCAAGGCTATACTAACTTACACGTTGAATTATTAGAATATTTTAGTGAAGATATTAAAAAATTCATTTCTCCATATCAATATGACATCTGTTTAAAAATCTTTTGTGTAGACTATAACAAATATAAAAACATTGATTGCTTATCTATGGTTGATACTACACGATATAACGTTGAAAAGATCATAAACGGTGAAATGTTTAAAATAGAAGGCGCATTTAAAGAAACTAAATTGATGTCCTGGAACAAGGCTAAGGAATTATTTGAACGCCGAGGCATTACCGAAGTAATTGGTTTACCATTAAACACAAGATTCAACTGTATATTCCATCAAGATGAAAATGAATTAGCTGTCGTTATTTCTAATAATAAAAAAGAACGTTATTTCTGCAAGCTTGATAATTGTGTTTGCGGAACAGAATATAAAGGTCTTGATATCTTTGATATGATTGCTAAATTAATGGGCATCGAAAACGAAGATGATAAATTCAACTTAGCGATGGAATATTTAGCTAACTTATATAATGTTCAAATTGAAAAAACAGCAACCAGCATTTTCAATGAAGCTCCATCTGAAAGCGATCCTAAACTTGCTTCTCTTAAAGAAAATGACAACATTATTGAATTATATAACGAAGGTAAGCCATTGGAATCGATTGCAGTCGAAGGAGACAGAATAAAATCTCTTATTAAAAACTTATATTTAAAAGATAATCCTAAAGACAAAGAAACAGCTAAGGTTTTTGAAGATGTAACAGAATATCTAACTTACAATATGGACAACAGCAATTACATTATTGATAAAGATACTAACTCAGACATTATCGGGCTTGCCGGCATAACCAATTTATTAGCTAATAGTAAACATAGCTTATCTAAAGACCTTGCAACTACGTATATTAGTTTAGCTAAAAAAGCTAATATTTTATATCAAGATGGTACAGCTAAGAGTGCTAAATATATGGTAAACCCTATTTTGGTTAACGATAAACTAACTACTAAATTATCGAAAAATACATTCTTAACGTTTGGAGAACAAACTAAAGCTTTATTTGGTAATGAAGCATGGTTCAATAATGTTGTAGCTTACTATAAACAAAATGGATCCCGAGAAGATATTCAAAGATTAAACAAGGCGGCTAAATAATATGACAGAACGTGAAAAATCTATTAAGAAAAATATTAAAGACTTAGAAAAACGATTTTGCGATCGCTATTTATTTTTAGATATTATGAATAGCGATGCCTGTATCGAAGAGCGATTATATGATTTAAAGATGCTTATTTGCGATAAATTCAGAGATTATTTTTATATAACGTCTTCATTCGCTGGCTATGAACATGGACAGCATGATGCGGGCGATGAACGAGAATTCGCAGTGACTGCAACTTTATACAAAGATGATGTTATTTATAACTGTATGTATTTAGACGGCAGTTTCTATAATTATGAACGTGTAACAGCTGGTGTAAGTATTTTAAGTATGCCAACACATGATGAGGACTAATACTATGAAACCAGATAAAATAACATTCACAGAAAAATCTTTATTCGCTTTCTATGCCAACGCTGATACAGTAAGATCTTTATTTACTACTAGAAACTATATTTACTATCTTATTGACACAGATAAGGGATATAGTGTTAAAGCTAAGGTAAAACAACTCCTAAAAAGAACACGGTTAGATATTAAGTTGTTAGATGTTAATGTAAAAAGAAGAAAAAATCTAGTGTTTGATGAAATGGAAGTAGAATCCATAAATATCTTATTGAATATTGATGAAATTAATTATACTGTGAAAATCAATGTAGGTTTAACTGGTGAGATTACAACAGAACTAGGTTTTAAATTTGCTGATAACCAAGAAGAAATAGCATAACTCAATAATTTGTATAAATATAATAAGGATTAATATTATGGCAATATATGATGAAACTAAAAAAACAATAACATTTACTGAAGATGAATTAACTAAATGTTTTTCTAATCAACAAAAAATACATAGAATGCTTACTAATGATCGTGTTTTATTAAGAATGGCCTATCGTTGTGGATCAAATAAAAGATTTGAGGCATATCTCAACAGAATTATTAAATTAATACCAGTTAAGACTAAAATCATTCGTCTTGAAAACTATAGTAACGATGATCCGAAATTAGATTTTGATGATTTGCTTTTAGTGTTAACAGATGGAACATTGACTTACATTTATAAATTTAATGCAGATCGTTATGGCATAGGAGCAGCTACATCTGTTATACCAGCAAACGAGGAAGAACAAAATTTGTTCCTTGCTAAAGACTAACAAAACTTCATTAAAATTTCATCTAAGATATCGCTTAACGCCATTGTACGGTGAGTAATATACCTATGAACGGCGAACAAGCGAAGACAATTTAATACACTGGATCGGGCGCCGAGAGCTTTACATACTCCGGCGCTCTTTTTATTTGCGCGGATGGCCGCCATTCATCATTATTAACAGTTTTATCTATAACATAACATAACACAAAGGACTTATATAACAACATGAAACTATCTTATCTCATACCGACAACAGAATACCTTACCAAAGAAGAAGAAAAAACTCTCTTTAAGGAATACCACGAAACACCATCTCTAAGACGCAAAAAACAAATTAAAGAAGACTTAGTATTAAATCAGTGCGGACAAATTATTAGTATTGCATCCATCTATAAGAACGTCGACGATATTGAAGACCTATTTCAAGAAGGCATGATCGCCGTCCTCGAATCATTTGAAAATTATGATTACACTCACGAGGCTTCTTTTACGACCTATATGCGTCGAGGTATCTTTAGACAGATATGCGATTACCTTAGACGAAACAAAACGATAGGATTACCTCAAGCAGCTATCGAAAAACTTAAAAAAATCAACAAGGCTAAAGAACTTCTCGAGCGCCTAAATAAACCGATCACGACTGAAGCCATCTCCGATATCACCAACATCAAGGAACATAACGTCATCGAGATACTTAATACGCTCTCAGTCGAAGAATTAGATCGATACTGCAATGATGGAGAAGGTGAGGTATCGATTCTAGAACACGTCGAAGATAAACAAGCCTCAAAAGCATTCGACGACGTACTCGATGACATGACTGAACCTACGATCGATATGTCGTGCTTAAGTGACCGAGAACGAGAAGTCATTATACTGTTATACTACAAAAACTTATCCCTACATCAAATAGCTAGACGACTACACCTAAAGTTAAACTTAGTATCCGATGCTAAATCCAGAGCTCTCAAGAAATTAAGAAAGGCACTATCTCATGACAATCAACATTAAAAGACAACAACCGAACGAAGAACCTAATATCCTTATAGACCACGAAAATAATCGTGTAGTCATCGCATCGACATTCTATTTAAAAGCGATCGTGTACACCATGATCGCCTTATTCTCCTTAATAGCTTACCTAATCATCTCTCTTATTATACATATATAAAACAACAAAGGACTTAATTATGAAATATACCAAACAACAGAAAGCTTTAATCAAAGAACTATTAGATAACTCTAATAACTACATAGAACAACCACTCTTTAACGAAGAACATCCATACTATAATACTAACTTAGCTCGTAAATACTTATATCGATATAGAGACGCCAAAACAAATCTTAAACAATCGAACGCCTTAACTAAGCTCTACCAACAAGATATTTCACGTATCGACGATAGCGAGCTACAATCACTCCTTACTAAATACAAGCAAGAAGAGCTAGCTTCTCAGAAAGAATATATCGCCATTCAACAAGAAGTCATTACTACTATTAATAAGGTACCAGATGCCCGCTATAAGTTACTTTTAACAAACTACTATCTAAACGACATACCTCTCGTACAAATTGCTAGCAACTGGGAACAGTCCTACACACAAAATAGAGGATGTACCTTCAGAGCTATTAAATACATTCATGTCGAAGCCCTCAAGCAAGTATGTGAAGTACTACATGGAGAATCTCATGGACAATGAACTATTACTGATCATATTATTCGTATTACTAACAATGTACTTACCGATGATGATCATGTCGTTATATTAACGAACCAACAACATAAGAACTATAAAGGCGGCCGAACACAAATCGACCGCCTTTTATTATTTAATAGCTTCTTATACTATCTTACTAACAATACTATTAATAATAATAACAACATCTTCCCCATATTTCCCCTTATACACATAATATAATAGTAGAAGGGTACAGAACATTCAAAATTTACCTCCTATTATTTTATACCCTTAAAGAAGATGTCATAATTTTAGTCCTTTTCTAACATCTTTGATTAATTTTTACTACTGGAAAAAAGATACCCTCTAACGAGGGTTCTTTTTTTTGCCTTAACAACCAAACATATATTCGTAGTTATAAACTACTTATTAATACATACACATATTAAACAGCGAAAGAGGTGAGATCCATTGCTATAACGCAAGACGCCAAAGGAAGAATCGTTGTAGATGGGTATACACTCACTTTTAAACAAGCTAGGTTTTGTGAAGAATACGTTTCTAACGGCAATGTTATTAACGAAGCGGTCATTAAAGCTGGTTATTCAAAATCCAGCCCATCGGTCGTAAATAGCATGGGCCTAGAAAACCTCAACAAACCAGCTTGTAAGGCTTATATAGCCGAATTACAACAACGATTTAGACAAACTGCTGATCATAGAGTAGCAACCATAGAAGAACGTCGTAACTTACTTACTCAATGGATATATAGCGACGACGTAAGATACAACGACAAACTTAAAGCACTCGATATCTTAAACAAGATGGATGCTGCTTATGAACAACGAATCAAAATGGATACGACAATTAATAATCCGGTCCAATCCTTAACGACAGAAGAACTACGAAAGCTAATTGATAATAAACCCGATTAACTTTCCATATGTATTTTTGAACTTATACGAACACATACGAACACTCGAAGGAGGTGATACGAATTTCCACTACAAGCCAATTGAGAATGACGCCAGAGCTTAAACGACATATCCAATACCAGGCGAAGCTAGAACTCGCTAGACGAGACTTCTTCGACTATTGCGAATTAATGGCTCCAGACTTTTATAAGAGATCGCGGCCTTATCTCCTTTATTTAACAGCTACCTTACAACATTTCGTATCACAATCTTTAAAGAAAGTATTAATAGTATCAATGCCACCTCGTACCGGTAAGTCTAGAACCGCTATTATGTTCACTGAATGGTACCTCGGTAAAGATCCGACACAAAAGATTATGACTGGATCTTACAACGAAACCTTATCGACACAATTCGCTAAGTCAGTACGAAATGCTATTCAAACACAAAAGGCCGATCCATTTACACCGGTCTATTCCGACGTATTCCCTAATACAAAGATTAAACAAGGTGATGCAGCTATGAATATGTGGAGCCTCGAAGGACAATATTCTTCATATCTTGCTACATCGCCTTCCGGTACGGCTACCGGTTTCGGCTGTACCTTAATGATTATCGACGACGTTATCAAGAATGCTCTCGAGGCAAATAATCAACTTACGAAACAAGCTCACTTCGAATGGTTCACAAATACGATGTTATCTCGACTCGAAGAGGGCGGTAAGATCATTATCATTATGACACGCTGGGCGTCCGACGATTTAGCTGGACGTATTATTAATCACTTCAAGGACGATGCCGAAGTCGTGTCGCTTAAAGCTCTACAAGACGACGGCACTATGCTATGTGACGAGGTACTCTCCCGAGAATCATACGAAGAGAAAAAGAAATTAATTTCTCCCGATATATTTTATGCGAACTATCAGCAAGAGCCGATCGACCTTAAAGGACAACTATACTCGTCCTTAAAAACATACGACGTTCTACCTCAATTCGAGAAGATACAGTCGTATACAGATACAGCCGATACGGGTACCGATTATCTATGTTCGATCATATACGGCATCCGACAAAAGGAAGCGTATATTCTTGACGTCATATACACTAACGAACCGATGGAGATAACAGAACCCTTAGTAGCAAAACATTTGTTCGATTATAAAGTTAACGAAGCGTACATTGAATCGAACAACGGCGGCCGAGGATTCTCACGTCAAATATCTCATTATTTAACAGATATACATAATACTAACCATACAGTCATTATACCGTTCCATCAATCAAAGAATAAACAATCACGAATACTATCTAATGCTACATGGGTTATGGAACATATTTACTTCCCATACAACTGGCACAATAAATTCCCAGACTTTTATAAAGCCATAACATCTTATCAGCGTGAAGGTAAAAACCTACACGACGATGCTCCCGATGCTCTTACAGGCGTCGCCGAAAAGATTAATACACAAACTCCTATATTCTCATTCGATTAACTAAAGGATATCCAATGAATACTACCGAACAATGGATCGACATCATACGTCGCAATACAGGTATCTCGGAACAACAATTCGTACAAGCCGAATACGAGAAATTCCTATATTCTAAAAAACGACGTAAGATGCTTTTATCACGACAATATTATTTAGGCAATCAACAAGAACCTAAGCATCTCGTATATACGGCTAAAGATACGATGCAAGATGCGTCTGGTATTATCCCTAATAATAAAATCATTAATAACTTATTCGACGATCTAGTCGATCAAAAGACAAACTATCTATTATCTAAACAGATCGATACACAAACTAACGACGATATCGATTTAACCGAGTACTTTAATCCAAACTTTCAGAATCTGTTAAAGGAATTAGGCAAGGACGTATATCAATGTTCGATCGGTTATCTGCATCCATTTATCGACGAACAAGGTAACTTATCCTTTAAACGTTTTAAACCAGAAAACGTTATTCCGTTCTGGCATGACGAAGCACATAAACAGCTCGATGCATTTATTCATTTTTACGACGTCGAGATATACCAAAGTCCTAATATCACGACGACCGAAACACACGTCGAATATTACTTACCAGAAGGAGTCCATTATTATATCTACTCTAACGGTCAACTAGCTCCCGATACATCCAAATTAAATACGGCGTATATCCATAAGAACGATATCTCATATAATTGGACGTCCGTACCGTTAATCTGGTTTAAGCCTAATTCAGACGAAACATTCTTACTCGATCGTATTAAGACACTTCAAGATGCTCTCAATCAAATGATATCTAATTTCGCTAACGTGATGTCTCAAGACGTACATAATACGATCTTAGTCCTTAAAGGATACGACGGCACTAACCTCGAAGAATTCCGACACAACTTAGCTAAACACGGCGTCATTAAAATCTCTTCGACTCCGGAAGTACAAGGCGACGTCGAAGCACTTAACGTTAACGTCGATGCGACTAACTATACGACGATCATTAAAGAGTTAGAACGTGCGATTATTACGAATGGCCGAGGCTTCGATGCGAAGGACGACCGTATGGCGAATAATCCGAATCAGATGAATATTAATTCGATGTACTCAGATATCGACCTCGACGCTAACGATCTCGAAGCGGAATTCCAAGCATCGCTACATCATTTAGTGGACTTTATTAATGCCTATCGCTCCCTTAATAGTCTTCCGATTATCTCCTCTATTAACTTTATCTTTAATAGAGACTTACCGGTTAATCAACAAGATACGATTAATGCTATTAAAGATTCAGTCGGTATCCTATCAGAAAGAACTCTCGTAGCTAATCATCCGTTTACTCTAAACGTCGACGAAGAACTCGAACAAATCAAAAAAGAACGACAAGAAACTTTAAATCAAGATTATACATACGAAGGTAGTTAATCATGTACTGGGAAGATCGTTTTCTAAGCGATAAAGAACAAAGTATCCTCGATGCACAAGAACAGTTTAACGAACTATCGTCGATTACTGAGTATGCGCTCGAGAAACAACTATCACAAATACAGTCGTTCTATCAGAAATATGCTAATACTAACGGCATAAGCTTACAAGAAGCCAAGAAACAATTAACGGCACGAGAATTAAAGGCGTTCAAATTAACACTCAAGCAGTACATCAAGCTAGCACAACAGAAGAACTTATCCCCTAAACAGATTAAGCTACTCGAGAACGCATCCTTGCGCTCACGTCTCTCACGCATCGAAGCGCTCTGGATACAGACACAGCAATTCGCCGAAGAGATGGCCGCCGACACTAATACCCAATTAACAGATTTCCTTCTTAAGCAATACCAATCAAGTTATTATAAAGCAGCCTATACTACACAATCACTATTAGGTAAGTATCAAACCTTTAGACAAGTACCTAAGAAACAGATATTAGCCACATTACAGCAACCCTGGAACGAACAAAACTTCTCCGATCGTATATGGCAACAAAAAGACGTACTCATTAATAAACTACGTCAAGAGATAACACGTTCTTTTATAGCACAAGAATCATCGGAGCGTACGACAGAACGTATATCACATACATTCGATACACAAACCTCGAATGTACGACGCCTAGTCGAAACTGAAACGGCTTACGTTCAAGAATTAGCTCTACACGATTCCTTTAAGGAGTTAAACGTAAAAGAATATCAGATCTTAGCGACGCTCGATAAGCATACGTCATCGATATGTCGTCATCTCGATAAACATGTCGTACCGTTATCCGATTATAAACCCGGTATAACGGCACCGCCATTTCATCCGTATTGTCGTTCGACGATGATGCCGAACGTACCGCTTAACTCACGAGCATCCAGACCAGATCAGAAGACAAAGTACATACCCGATATGACTTACGAAGAGTGGAAGTCCGATTACTTAACC